TGTTGAAGCTTGGAATTCAATTGGGAAATAATAAGTACCTGCACTTCCGCTACTTACTGCAATACCACCACCGACTTTTCCACTACCAAAACCACCAATTGATGATATTCCACCATATAATGCAATTTGATTACTAGCACTCGTTGCTGCTACATATCCTCTTCCCATAATAGAACTTACCAAATTTGCACCACTTCCTGATGTTACCTGAACCGTCGTTTGAGTAATTGATGCAATACCATTGCTTCCACTAATTCTACTTGCTGCAGTTGCTTGGAAGGCACCTGTTATATCCAAATCATATGTTGCTGATGAACTAATAGATACTACACCATTAACTATTTGATTACCTATGAATGAGTTACTACCTGTTGTTGCAAAACTACCTGTATCTATTGTTGAACCACTCACGTCCGGAATATTAACTGCAAATGTAGTCGTATCACCTTTTGTAAATGTTAAGTTTCTACTTCCAGTATCAAATGATGCAGTATATAAAGCTAAACTTGCAGATGTATTAACACTTGCAGTTATACCTTCTAAACTATCTAATCTGCTATCCACCGATGTAGAGAATGCAAGAGGGTCACCTAAACCATTTATTGTTGATGCAGATACAGAGTTTGCACTTACTGCTCCTACGAAGACAGCTTGTGTTCCACCACCTGCACCCATTTGAACTATATTAGTTCCTGCGGATGTTTGTAATTCTAATCCATTACTTCCTTGTGCTCTAACATGGTGTGTTACTAAATCAGCACCATTCACCATATTGATTGAACCACTTATGTTTATACTACCTGTTATAGTTTGATTACCTACGAATACATTAGAGCCAGTAGTTGCGTATGAGCCTGTTGCTGATATTAAACTATTTACCTTTTGGTCGTTAGATGCAGTATAAGCATTGAATGATGCAGTAGTTACAAAGTTACCTGCTGAACCACTCACATCAGGAATATTAACTGCAAATGTAGTTGTATCTCCTTTTGTGAATGTAAGGTTTCTAGTACCTGTATCAAATGATGCAGTTACTAATGCTAAACTAGCTGAAGTATTTAAACTCGCAGTCGTAGTATTTAAATTACTTATAGACACTAATGCAGATGCACTAAATGTGTTTAATTCAGTTATAGATGTTACTAATGATGCAGTTGATTGTGATGCAGTAAAAGTATTTAATGCAGATATAGATGTATTTACAGATGCACTATTTGTATTTAATGCATTGATTGATATTTGTGCTGATTGAGTAAATGATTGTAATGATGCAGTTGCTTGGTTTAATGCACTGATATCAACTGAACTTGTTTGTACAGGTGTTCCATTAACTGTTAAACTACCTTGTACCTTTACACTACCTGAAAGAGTTTGTATGTCTGTTAATTCATCTCCTAATTGGTTTGACCCACTAGAATATATTACACTTGCAGTTTCATAAAGAGTTGTAAGATATGTAATAGATGCAGATGTTGCAGTTATGTTTGTGAATGTTTGATTTGCAGTAAAGTTATTATCTACATTCGTTCTTGCAAAAGAAGCAGTTTCACTTTCTGTCACATAAGATGATGTTGCAGCTTCTAAACTACTTACTCTTTGGTCATTACTTTGTGTATATGAATTGAATGATGCAGTTGTTACAAAGTCTCCGGCCGAACCACTAACATCAGGAATATTAACTGCAAAGGTTGTATTATTTCCCTTTGTGAATGTTAAGTTTCTTGTACCATTGTCAAATGATGCAGTCAATAAGAATGAACCACTCTCTGTTTCTGTTACATAAGATGCAGTTGCTGCATTTAATGAATTGATACTAACTTGTTGAGATGCAGATGATTGATTCAAATTAGAGATTGATATTAATGCAGATGCACTAAACAATTCTAAGTTTTGTGTTTCAATTAACAAACTAGCAGTAGTCGTATTCAAATTATTGATACTAACTTGTTGAGATGCAGTAGATGCATTCAATTGAGTTATTGAACTATTGGTGCTTGAACTAAAAGAATTTAAGTTAGTTACTGATGTATTTAAGTTTACTAATTCTATTTTTGCACTCGCACTAAATGTATTCAATTCAGTAATTGAGTTTACAATAGAAGAACTATCTTGAGAAGCAGTGTAAACATTCAATGCATTTATACTAACTTGCTGAGATGCAGAACTTTGATTTAATGCATTGATACTAATCTGTTGTGATGCAGATGATGCATTCAAATTAGTTATAGCTGTATTAGTAGATTGTGTGTATGCATTAAAAGATGCAGTAGTTACTAATCCTACATTATCTATGTTTACTTGTACCACCGCAGTTCCTGCAATAACTTGTGCAGATATAGCACTACCAGTAAAGTTCATAGATGTTGCGTATCCTTGTAAGATACCTTCGTCTAATATAGGTAATGCAATTGATGCAGTTACATTTGTTAATTTAGAACCATCACCTACAAAGTTACTTGCTGATACAAATGAAGATGCAGAAATAGATGTAAAGTTGTTTGTTTGAGTAAAGTCGTTTGTAATATCGGTTCTAGCAAAACTACCTGTATCTAAACTATCTACAAGTGTGTCAATTACAGACGAGTTATAATCTCTTAATATCTGCGGAGTAATTGCTTGTGAGTTATTATTCGGAAACGATGATGAGTTTGCCGCTTGTAATTGTGCTTTTGTAAGTATTGCCATATAGGGTTTTTATTCTTTTAATTTATTTCAAATCCATCACTAAATCCAAAACTGAATGCTCCTAAATCTAATGGTGCTACTAAGCTTCCTTGTGTTTGACCAATACCTTGTGATATCAATGCACCTTTGCAACATCTCACATCGTATGTATCACTATGTTCACATAGACATGCTTGTCTGCTATTCTTTGGTGAACTCAAACCTCTTGTTGGCCCAATATAGATACCCGAGTTATTTTGTCTATTAACTGAGAACCTTAAATTGCCGCTTAAACTATTAGACCATTTTCCCATTCAATCCTGTTTTAATAAAAACACCGAAAACATAAAAAATAGTTATGACTTCTTCATAGCTTCTTTATGCAACATACTTTCTAATGATGCCTTATCTGCTTTGAAACATAAATACAATAAACATTTCTCTAATGGTTCTTGTTGTACTACTTCAAACTTCGTAACATCTCCATTGGCGAGTTCAAATATTGAGGTATAAGATTTCCACTTCTTGCCAAAATTGACTTGATATTGGGAGGTAAGTCCATCTCCATCGTAGATTTCAGGATAGAACTCAACAAGTCGGTTGACAAATGAACAAAAAAAAAGAGACAACCAAAGTGTATGTCCATGCCTACTGATAACCATTTACTATCATCGTCATTAGGAGTGTAAGGTTTAATTGTGTATAACTCACCTTGCTTCTTTACTACGGGTCTATAAAGTATATTCATTATCTTACTCCAATTCTTATCAATTGCAATAGTTTCATATTTGGTTATATCACAGAATGCACCATAAGTCATTTGGGATAAGTTAGGTTCAAATCCATACTCTATACCATCTACCTTAATTATTTTTTGCAAGGGTAATTCTGTATTAGCAAGAAACTTATCTAACTCTAATTTAATTTCTGCGTATGATTGCATATCTAATCCACTTACATACAACGGGTCTAATCCACATAGATGATATAGTATTAAAGCATTCACTGCTTCATCGTTATCTTTGTAGTTCTCCATTTGATTTTGTAATTCCAACCATTTCTTCAAACTTATATCTCCATAACTTGTTGGGATGTTAAGCGTTAGTTCCTGCACCATTCGTTAAATATTTTATCATGTTAGTTAATCTTATTACTTTCTTTTCTTCTAGTTCTAATTTAGTATTCATCATTATCATTTTTGCTCTCAAATCCTCATTTTGTTGTTGCAAATCCTTAGCGTAGAGTATTAGCTCTTTGATTTCACTCTCGTTCCATTGATTTTGATTAGTATTTGTGCCTTCCAATTGATATTGCATATTTACCTGCTTGTATTTTCTTTTGATTTAATTGTTCCATACATACATAACGGATTGCATCTATTGCGTGGTTGGAGTAATCAACAGGTATGTTTTCAAAGTCACCATTCTTATTTACAGTCCATACATACTCACTAAACTCTCTTACAATATTAACTGATGATTTAAGTATATGCAGTTTGTGTTGATGCATTATGTCAATACCCATCTTAATACTATCCTTACCCTTCTTAACAGGCTTTATATTGAAACCTGCTCTATATATCTCCTCTATCAATCTACCTTCTGCACTATCACCCCATATTATATTTCTCTCTACATCTAATGATTTTAATTCTGCTACTATCTCACTTGTCACTAAACCTTTCTTATATAGCAATTCCTCAAAGTATAAGTTCTCTCTCCACTTATATACTGCAATCAATGTCGTAGGGTCAATACTAAAACCAAAGTCCATACCGAATGCAACAAATACTGCCTCATCAGGTATCTCCTCTACTAACTCTGCACTGAATATAGTTCCTACATTATTGCCTGGCAATCCTAATCCATATATCTTATAGTATTCAGGGTTAACATACTTTAATCTTTCAATCTCATCTATAATACTTTTCTCTAAAAATGGGTTGTCTAAGAAGGTTGAGATATATAAACTGCTTTCAGGGTGTGTTTGTATTTCGTTAAAGATATAGTGGTTAGTTCCAAACGATGGGTTATATGCAATAATAGTTTTAATACGAGTTCTAATAAATAACTGAAAGTAATCCTCTCTACTTAATTCATTACACTCATCTATAAACAAATAATCTCTTGCACTACCCTTTCTCTTTTCACTACTATCAATTGACATAAACTCTACCATACTGCCATTGTCAAATGTATATATGTGTTCAGTTGCAGACCAATTCTCATCAGACCATATGTTTAAGTCTTTAAGTATTGTTTGCCAGTCTCTCATAATACTCACACGCATAGACGGAAAAGACTTTCTTACTAC